ATCACTGTTGAGATGAACTACACGGATAACCCGTGGTTCCCTGAGGTGCTTGAGATTGTCCGCACTAAAGACCAGAAGAACCTAGACCCTGCGACATATGCTTGGGTGTGGGAAGGCGCCTACCTCGAAAACTCAGATAAACAGGTATTAGCAGGCAGGTATCGCGTTGCTGGATTTGATGATGAACTCTGGAAGCAAGCAGATCGCTTATTTTTTGGTGCTGACTTCGGTTTCGCTAAAGACCCGAACACGCTCACTCGCTCCTTTATTATCGATAACACTCTCTACATCGAGTACGAGGCATACGGTGAGCATACCGAGCTAGACCATATGCCAAAGCTATACGACACAATTCCCGAGGTGCGTAACTGGACCATTAAAGCTGACTCAGCGCGACCAGAGACCATTAGCTATCTAAAGCGACAGGGTTTCAAAATATCATCCGCTGATAAATGGCAAGGTAGCGTAGAGGACGGAATAGCACACCTGCGTGGATTCGATGAAATCATTATTCACCCTCGCTGCAAGAACGTGGCGAAAGAGGCTCGGCTATGGTCATACAAAACTGACCGGGTAACAGGTGAAGTGCTTCCTAAACTGGCAGATGGCAACGAACACTGTTGGGATGCTATTCGCTACAGCCTAGATGGTCATATCAAGCGCAAAACCAAAGGCGCAATATTCTTCTAAGGATTAACTCAGTGAACGAACAAAATAAAGGCGAGGTGGGATTCCTCGTCAACGCCCTTGCTGAGTCAATCGGGCGTCAACGAATGCTGTATGCAGCGCAGTACAACGGCAATACTAAGCGGACTAAGTTATGGGATGAATTCGGTTATCCTGATAGCGTTAGTTTCGATGCGCTTTACCGTGCTTATCGCCGTAACTCTGCCGCTTACGCAGGGGTCCACAAAACTCTCGACTCATGCTGGGTAGACAGGCCAACGATTATAGACGGAAGCGATGAACAAGAGGCCGATGAAACTAACCCGTGGGAAGCTTCGGTCACCAAGCTGATTAAAAAGCATTGGGCTAAGATTAAAGACGCCGACCGGCGAAACCTAGTTGGCAGGTACTCAGCCTTACTGCTACAAATTAAAGATAATCGAGACTGGAGTCAGCCAGTTGACACCAGCGTGGTTAAAAGCCTAGGCGGTAAAGCCCTGGTTAAATTGATCCCTGCTTGGGAGTCACAAATAAAGCCCGGTAATTTCGATACTGATACCTGGTCAGAAACATACGGCCAGCCGGTTAACTTCAATTTCAATGAGCAGCCAGTTGGTGATGATGGTACATACGGTGCCGTTAGGAGTATGGAAGTTCACCCAGACCGAGTTATCATCCTCGCTGAAGGTTCGGAAGATGAAAATATCCTCTCTGGCATCCCGTTAAACGAGGCAGGCTATAACGACCTGCTGGATATCGAGAAGACTAAAGGTGGCAGCGCTGTAGGGTTCCTGAAGAACGCTAGTCGTCAATTGGGTATTACCTTCGACCCTGAAACTGACATGCAACTTATCGCAGATGCAGCCAAGCAAGCAGGCTACGCAGATGTAGGCGAGGCCATGAACGATAAGATGATGAAGCTGAATCGGGGTACTGATGCGGCTCTCGTCACTCAATCTGGCACCACCTCAGTTTTATCTGTAGCTGCTGCCGACCCGACACCATCATGGACTGTTTCAGCAAACAGTTATGCCTCGACAATTGGATGCCCGTTCAACATCTTATTCGGTAAGCAAACCGGCAACCTTGCATCGACAGAAGACAAGAAAGCATGGGCCGCGCACTGTAATGAGCGCCGACAAGGTTTCATGTCTGACCTGATTGTTAATGTGATTACCCGATTTTGGACGATTGGTTTAATCGAACCGCCGACTAATGGTGAAGTAACCGTGCAATGGTCAGACTTACTGGCTCCTGCCGACGCTGACAAGCTAGCGAATATGTCCACGATGGCCGATATCGCTCAGAAAACTCAGCAAGCCTTTGGTACTCTAGCGGTCGAGGTGAATGAAGTCAGGGCAGCAGGTGAACTTGAGCCGATAGCAGAGCCAAAGCCGAAAGAGGTTCCGAATGTTGACCCACTTACCGGACAGTCGAATACGAACACCGATAATACCCCGCAATAAGTCAGATCCAACTCAATCAGCCAAGTCAGTTAATCGAATGTTCAACGATATCGAACATCGTTACTACCAAATTAAGGTAAGACTGAAAGAAGAGTTAGATAGGAGGCTGCGGGGCCATGACTCGGCGGTGAATACGAAGTCATACGCTGTTCACGGTGCGACAATTTATCAGGTTAATGCCAGTAGCTATATCTACGATATGACCGCTACTCAGTTAGCTGACTTGCTGCAAGTTGTGCAAACGATACTCGATGACTATCTGCTGGAAGGTAATAGCGATAATCTCTGGGCGCTATCTTACGTTGCGGATGAATATCAGAGAGGCACTCAGGCAGCCTACACGAACCTTTCTGTTCAATCGGCTACCTATGCATCACAAACCACCTTATCGTCGCTTCTTGGCTCTCCTGCTTATCAGAATCAGATAGCAGCAGCCTACGTTAGTACCTATAGCGATTGGAAAGGTGTCAGCGATAAAGTGAGAGCTGATTTAGCTAATGTCATTGCGGATGCGATTGGTCGGGGAATTAACCCGCGAGAAACTGCGGGTATCATCAGTAAGCGTCTTGATGTGAGCATGTCCAGTGCTAAGAATATTGCTCAGACAGAGCAGGTCGGGGCACTACGCGAGGCACAGTGGAACGAAACAAATTGGTCGCGAGATAGGTTGGGGCTGAATACTGCTTTACTCCATCTTTCCGCACTCAAGCCAACGTCTCGGTCTTGGCATGTAGCGAGGCATGGACACACTTACACGCCTGAAGAAGTCAGAGAGTGGTATTCACAGAACGGTAACCGTTACCGATGTTACTGTTCTCAAATCCCCGTCATTCTCGATGACAAAGGAAATATCGTTAATCAAGGCATGGTCGAGCGCTTATCCAAAGAGCGCAAACAATGGCAGCAACCATCGTAATCAAGTCATAAACGAGGACTAAGCATGTCACGCAACTGCGTAAACGTGCTGTCGGTCATTAACTCAGCTTCGAATATCTCAACCGAAACCATCAACGGACGCGATCACATTATCGTGCGCTGCATCACGCCTGTTGTTGATGACATTGTGATGAATCGTAAGCTCTATCCGGCAGCAGAAATAGCAAAGAGTTATAAAACACTAGAGCGCAATCCCATGCCTCTAGGTCACCCAAAGCTCGACGGCAAACATATCTCAGCCCGAGACGTGCAAGCTGTTAATCAGTATCACGTCGGTGCGTGGTTACAGAACGTCAACCACTCAGGCGGCAAGGTTACTGGAGATATGTACGTTGACCGCCGATACGCTGAAGCCTCCGACAACGGTAAGCGACTCCTAGCGCGTCTTGATGATATGGCGGCAGGTAATAACTCCGAGCCGATTCACATCTCTACAGGGCTTACTTACTCAGGAATCGTTGCTAACGGTGACTCGAAAGGTAAGAAGTACGATGAAATTGCCACGAATATGGACTTTGACCATGTAGCGGTATTACTTGATGAGCCGGGAGCCGGAACGCCGAACGATGGTGTTGGCATCTTCGTGAACTCAGATGGTACCGAGCAACAAATCGAAGTCGTCAATCTCGCTGAAGCACAAACTCCTGATGAATTACCCCCTGAATCACATTCATTTTTCCAACAGCTAAAGGCGTTCTTCAGCGCCAACAGCAAACAACCCAAAGAGGAAGTAGACCCGATGAAAGAACTCATCACCAATGCGCTGAAAGCCAAAGGCATCCCGACCGAGGGTAAGTCTGACGCTGAACTGATGGACGCATACAACAAGTCGGTAGCGGCAGATGCGACCGCGAAAGAAGAAACGCCGGAAGAAAAAGCCGCGCGTGAGAAAAAAGAGGCCGAAGAAAAGGCGGCTAAAGATAAGCCAGCAACCACTGCGGCTAATGCCGAAGTGGCGCCAGCATGGTTCAAGCCGTTTGCGGATGATTTGGCAGCAGTTAAGTCAGGCCTGACAGCTAATGCTGACCAAGAGAAGTCTGCTATGCGCTCAGCGGTAAAAGCCAAGTTCGGCATGACCGACATCGCAGTCAATGCGCTGGACGGTGAGCCACTTAAAGAGCTTTACGCGCAGTGCGCCACTTCACACGGTCTGAGCGGTGCCTTCAACCACTCAACCGAAACCAAATCAATCTCAGAAATGCCGGAGTAATGACAAATGGCTAAAGACGGTAAACACGTAATTCACGCAGGCGGCATTTTCCCTAACCCGCTAATTCATCGCGAAGGCTCTGCGGCTGCCAATGCCCTGCCGGGCACGATAGGTTATTTCGATGCAGGCAAGTTTACGGCATCGGCCACTGGTGCTGAGTCAGCCATTCTCTACGTTGCCAACATGGATTATCTGCGCTGCAAAGGCGTAGACGACACTATCGAGGCAGGTGAGTTGGTCGTTGGTATTCAGCCACTTCAAGGGCTTTTCCTGAACGTCCGCGCTGCTGCTGGCACCTACACCAAAGGTCAACCAGTAGCAGTAGCTAACGGTCAAATTAAAGCGGCATCTGCTGGCACTCCTGCAAATGGCGACACTCCGGCGGTAGCGGGTGACGTTGTGTTCGCATACATCGAAGAAGACACAGCATTGACTGCGCAAGCGGGCGATCTGGTTCGCGTAGTATTCAAATAAGGATAACTGAATGTTTGTATTCTCGAAGTCCATTGGTGAAAAGACCAATAACCTAGCTGTAAACAGCTACCAGTTCGCGCAACTGGCACAAGAGCGCCAAGCGGCAATGAACCACCAAGGCGTAAACGTCATGGAAGAGATTGCCAACCGCGTTAACATCGCGTCAAAACTGAATGGTATTAATGCCGTTCGCTCTACCGTAGACCTGTACAAGACGTTTGACCAGACCGTCCTGTCACAGTTTACCAATCAGGATGAGTTCACCCTGCTTAATGACCTGACTCCGCTATCTCGCTCAGTGCGTATCAATGCCACTGTGTACGAGTATGCGAAGTCAGGCGGTAAAATGTGGGGGCATACCTCAATGTCTGGTCAAATCGGCGCGGCGCTGGATGCTGTCACCTATGATTACGACGGCACAATTGTTCCGGTTCATGACACAGGTTTTAGTTTCAATTGGCGTGATGCTCGACTAAACAATCCTGATGCGTTTGATATTGTTTCAGATGCTCAAGCCGAATCTACCGCTCAAATTCGCCGAACTTACGCTGATTATATCTTCAACGGTTTCCGTGATGCTGAAGGTAATTTTGTTCAGTTCGATGGTAAAACTTGGAAAGGTGTTAAGAAAGATGAGCGTGTCGGCCAGTTCACTCTGACGACTAACCTTGCAACCGCTACCGATCCGAAAGCAATCCGTAAACAGGCTATCGCCCTGCGTGATGAAGTTCGAGTAATCAACCTGCAGTACGGTGCCCAGACTTGGTATACCTCGCAAGAGGTTATGTCCAACTTAGAGCAATACTTCAGCGACAACTACTCAGCACCTACGCTGTATGAAGAGTTACTGAAGCTATCTGGCATTGCTGAGATTAAGGTTGATGCTCAGTTAACCGGTAACCAGGTGCTAATCGTTCCACTGCAGTCTGGCGTAATCGCTCCGATTGTAGGGCAAGCGTTCGGTACCGTTGCCGACCCGCGCCCGTTCTATAACAGCGATTATGTGTGGCGCACTTGGGGAGCAGCTGGCCTGATGGTCAAGACTGACATCCAAGGTCGTTTCTCGGTCATCTTCGCAACAGGTAAATAATCATGGCAGCCCAAATCACGCTTGAAGACGTAAAACCGATGATGGCTGAATTGGGCTTCACGGTTCCTGACTCGTTACTCACCTTACTACTCTCGCAGGTGAGTGGTGTATCGGCATGTATGGACGGGGCTGGATACTCAGATGACTTGCAAAAGTTACTGCTTACCTACGCTGTATTGCGTCTCGCGGCCCTGTCCGGTGCGAGGAAAATATCGTCACAATCGGCTCCTTCCGGTGCTTCTCGGTCTTTCACTTATGACTCGGCGGGTACTGATTACTTACTCAAGCAGATTAGAGCTTGGGACAGTAACGGATGCCTGTCTGGTCTGCCGTTATCGAGTAACTCGGTAGGGTTCTTTGATGTAGTCGGAGGCTAGATGGAATGGATTAACGTTACTGAAAAGCTTCCTAAGCCACTATCGAGAGTGTGGATTGAGACTGATTCGGGCAGAAAGACTACGGCTTACCTCAAGTCTGATGGTCAGTGGTTCCTATTCTGCCGAAAGATAGCTGATACCAATCCTGTGATTGTAAGGTGGCGGGAATGAGTTCTGTAGCTA